GACGGAAGTCGGAGGCGCTCACGAAGAGCGACTTTGGGGATTAACAAAACTGGTGTGCGTCGTCAAAGCAGACGCCCATGTCAACTTTTAACACGGACTCCATCAAACTGCTTTCAACAACGCAAGGTAGGTGCTCAACGTTCGCGATCAACTCTGAAAATTTCGCGATGTCATGTCGAGTCAACCCGTAGGTAATCAAAAATCGGTCGTAATACTCCGATTCGGAAACCCTACCGGCCACGCCGCCCACAGACTTATACTCCCAATCTGAGCCCAAGTCTTCAGTACCGTCGCCTAGTCTAGCATAACACCGTATCACATCAGATATAACAGGAATGTGCATTAAATGTTTTAGACCATCGGCTACAGACTTAGCTCGGGCTGTATGGGAAAAGACTTTGAACGGGTGGGCAGACCACCCAAGTTTGGGTAGGAACCTACCCAGTTTTGGAACCATAGCCACTCCGTCGGGCGTAATGATGGGCCTCATAGCTAGAAACTCAGACTGAAAGTCGTGAGCGACTAGATTCTTCGTGAGGACCAGCCCACATTGATTGCACAAGCGCTCGTATTTTTGAAACCACACACGGGTGGTCTCTAACCTAGCACTCGAGGCAATCCAAACATCATCTCCTTTGTTACAAAACAAAACCTTGAATGGAGGAGGGCAGTAATGAACGAGGCACCACATAAACAAACAATGGTTTATGGTTGTCCACTGAACACCTGAACCCAACCCATGAGAGGCTGAGTAGTACATAGGACCCGAAAACTTGGTCGGGCGTGTACGACCCCAGAGAGGGATGTTGGCAGCCATGATAGCGTCCCACGGTGTATCACGAAGACCGGGAAAAGCGCGCTTAAGTTCAGCAGTCAAACAGTGGTTTACTACTGGTTCCTGAGTACTGTCCATGCGCTTTCCGTCGGCCTCGACGAAACACCTAACTGGAAATTTAACGCGTCCCAGTATAGCCGCAGCAAGTTTTGTGTCACTATATCCGTACGGGCATAGGAATGATATTGTTTCATGTTTATATTGGTTCACAAACTTGACGAACGTTTTAGTATAAGAGTAAACGACAGGGCCAACAATAAGATTGGCTACAGGTGTGCAGCCTTGTATGGCACGTGCGCAGAACTCTTGATATAACTTCAAGTTATTCTCTCTTTTAACGAACATTTTATGTAAACCAAAATTGTATGCATCAAACATATCATCCTCACCACGTTTGTACAGTTTCCGTTTTGCTGGTTCAAGATGTTGCCACCAAGCGTCCCACAGGTAGGTGAAAGCCCATTGTGGTGGGAGAGGGGCGTTACTGAACACAGAAACTACGTTGGTATAAACCAATGCACCGGTCAATCCTATACGATTAGTAACACGGCCTGTTATGGCCTCAAACTCATTGTGACGACATGACATTGCTGTGAACGGTCGGATACCTGAGTAGCCAACCCCCCACAATATGCAACCAAGCCTAGGATCACAAGGTTTTTCAGACACAACGCCGCGTACAGAACTACCATCAGAAACACCGGTAGCGATTTTACGCTCACGCCCTTGGGGACAAAATGCTACAGTTCCTCCTAAAGGATATTGCCCTGCAGCTATCTGTTCCTCCAATGCATACCGATGTTTAGACCAAGTACGGAAAGTGACTTTTTGTGCGCTCTTTGCGCCCCGAGCACACGAGGGGCGATTATGAAAACCCGAGCAAATGCGGACAAAGACATACGTGATCCAGAGGCCGCACAGTGTAATAACAGTAGCACTGACTTTATGACCTCGGAACCAACGCATAAACCACAATATACGCATGAGTTTAGGATAACGATCGCGATAATAAGACACAGACTGTACAACGTCAGCGCCTTTCGCTTTCATACTGTTAACAGCACTACCCATCGCGCACCAACACTGGTCGCAAGTGGATT